TTATTTTAGTGGCTGCCTTTTGTTTAAAAGGATTCACCGCACTTAGTATGTCCGTTAACTTCACTATAAGATATTTTTACAAAAGTAACAAATTTTTAGCCTAAACAATCCAACCTCGCTTCGCTTTCGCATATTTTGAGTATATAGCATATCGCATAGCATCCATTAAATGGTCTCTAAACTTAACAGGCTCATCCATTGTATTGCCATCGTGGTCTGTTTTCCATTTATAGTTTTTAATCTCATCTAGTAAATCCAAAGATTCTGATTTAACGAATAGTGGAAAAGATTTTACCTTATTGATTCCTGCAAACACATCTTTGGTAGCTGACTTCAAATTAAACCCTGCCTTGTTTACTTCGGCGATTGTTTTAGGTTCAGCAGCATCTGCGAATATCTCATCTCTACGAGATAGGCCCATAGACTTAAGACGATCTATTAAAAGCGAAGTAGACATTTTAGTATCATATATCAGTTGCTCGACATATATGTCACCATCAAAGTTTTTACACCTTACTAGGGCTGTTTGGTTGTTATAACCAAAGTCAAGGCCATAAAACACATCTCCACCCTCAGGGAAGGTTCTTCTTCTTCTCCAATGCGAATAAATCGTAGCCTCACTAATTGCTCTTTCTCCTAGTCCGTAAACTCTCCAATATTCGTGGTCAGCATCTTTAAGCCTTTCAATCTCAGCTATAATATTTTTATCTAAAAATGGGTTGTCCTTATAAGTCGTAATCGTAAAGTCAGTATCTTCTCTAGGAATGACTTTGTCATAAATCCAGGAGTAATAATCAGATGGGTTATAGTCTAAAACTATTTTATCGGTAGTTCTTAGGGCTAATTGCATCCAAGATTCGTAATTCACCTCATTTGCCTCGTTAATAAACAAATAATGCCTTTTACGACCTCTAATCTTCTGAGGTTGGTCGGTAGAGACAAATTCTACAGTATTTCCATTTAGGAAATATAAATTCTCTGATTTATTGTGTTTTTCTTCTGAGTATAGCCCATATTTAGACAATATCTCAATAAAGTCTCTCATAACAGAACCTTTGATGCTCGGTAAGGATGAACGGCAAATAGTTAAGGTTTTCCCCTTCTCTTGTAACAGCTTTACGATAAACCAGGTAAGTACGTTGTAAGTTTTACCTGACCTCGTTCCTCCTTGCATCACAGAAATTCTTTTCTTAGATTCGTTCAATATCTGAAAGACGACATTGGTGGTTACTTCCATAGAAATAAATTAAAATTTTTGGTTTGCTCAAGTCAAAGCTAATACTTTTCGTTTTATAGGAAGGTAGGGGTATCAATCATAAAAATCAAGTTTTGGCTTTACTTTTGATTGATAAAGTCAAAAAGTCAAGTTATAGGTTTACTTTTTTTATTATTTTAGTAGTAATACTACCGATTTATGTAAGCTAATAACACTTTTTAGTACGAACAAATGTAAATGTAACCAAATTGGTAACATAGCTAAAAAGCAATTAGAAGCGATTTAAGACACTCTATGTCATTTTGGATAGATAGTACTACTCAAAGGTAGATAATGGCTAGAATCGTCTTATATTGACAAATAGAGCTATTCTTCGTATTCTCCAGCTTCATTTTCTATATCTACCTCCTTATCATACTCGTAAAGTGGTATATCTTGGATATTGGCAGCTTCAGTAGCAGGAACTACAAAACCACTTTCCTCAATTAGTGCATTCTCATCACCATCTAGCTTTTGAGTGCCATTAGTTAATTCATCTACGTGACTAGCCTTTAAGACATTCACAGTAATCTGCTTAACAACATCACCTTCGTGAGCTACCTCTTGTCTTTCGATGTATCCTCTACGCTTACCTTTTGTCTTAAGCAAGAACATTGTAGCTAACGTATCACCCTTAGCAATACGCTCCATCAGTTTATGTTCACCAAAGTCTAGCATTATCTCCTCAGGTTCTATTTCAGCTAGTTTCCTAGCGAACTCAGGATCATTCTTAACCCATACGTTATACGATGACCTAGATACCCCAGCTGATTCACAAGAGATGGTTATGTTACCGAAGTTCTCTTTGTAAGCTATGATAAAAGCTTCTTTAGTAATGTCTTTGAATTCTGCATTCATATTATTGGTTTTTATAATGTGTTATATAGAAAAATAAAAAAAATCAAATGTCAAAAATGGTTAAGTCTTTGTTTTATATCAGAATAATGAAGGGCCCAAGGCATACGATTGTTTTTTGGCACGAAAAAATAGGGTAGGGGGTAGGGTAGGGGAGGGGCTTAGTCTATTTAACATAATATAAATTATAAGACTCCTTCCCTCTCCTATTCTTAGCCTATTCCTAGGCAAAACTAATGTATTTATACTTCATTGATAGTTTACGCAAGGTTAGGCCAAAAGTAAAAACTAGCTATTAATACTTCTATTCAATTAATGTAACATTATATCCATATATTAAACAATAATAAGTATATTAATAGAATATACTAATATATTGATTAATATAACATACTATAATGTACTACTTTACTAATGTATACCAATTAGCTTACTTAGTGTACTAAATACACTAACTTAATTAACTAATCCTTAACAAATAACTTAACAAAGTTTAACATTGTTTCACATTAATATGTATCTTTATGTCTCAATAAAACCACTAACAATGATCTACTTATTCGCTGCTCAGCTTATTTTATTTTGTATTCTTATCGCCAATGTCGGTAAGTTACTTATTACCTTAATCATTAAAAACTATTAACAATGACACACATCACACTATTTGAATTTATCCTATTAAGTGCTGCTAGTATCTTACTATATGCACTAATTAAAACTATTTACCAATCATTTAAAAAATAACACAATGAAAACAAACTACAAAATCTATGCGAGTTCTAGGTATGGCAAGGAACTAATTGACGAGGCTAAGACATTACAAGAGGCCCAATATTTAGCCAATGAATACCGCCTAGCATATGGCCCAGAATTTACAATATATATAAAATAACCTTTAAACAAACACACAATGAAAACAGTATTTAGTAACTCAGATTTAGCACACAAATTTGCCGAGCAATCACAAAACGAGGGCCGAGGATCGGGCGGCTCATTCTTTTTTCGTGGCGCGGTTCTTTATTCTTATGGCTCTCATTTCCCAATATGTAAATTTGTAGAGGATAATAACGGCGAAAGCGTTTTATTGTTTACCACTCGTTCTTATTCTAATTCAACAGCTAAGCACATAAACTTAGCACGAAACGCGACAAGCCATATAAAAAAGATATTTTGTAACAACCCTGAAGCTACACACGATGACAATTTTAAAGCGTGGATAAATAGCGCTGAAACCTCGGCAACAAAATTGGCAAAAGCTAAAAAACCCGAAATTTATTTAAACGAATTAAGCCACACAGCAAGAGAGGCTAATAAATACGCACATTTTTTTAGTATCGTTATCCCTGAAAATTTACAAACTTTAGTGGATATAAAAGATAAAGCCGAGTTTAAAGAGTACGCAAATAAAAAAGCGGAGGCAACGGCTAAAGAGGCGCAAAGGATAATGAAAGAAAATAAAAAGAAGTTTAAAGAAAGCTTTAAAAAGTGGCTTAGCTGTGAAATTGATTATTTATATATTCGATTGGGCTTTGATTTTTTACGCTTAAACGATAATCGCGTTGAAACTACACAAGGCGTTAAAATTCCGATTGAATTAGCAAAGCGCCTATATATTAGTATAAAAGATGGAACTATAAAAGAGGGCGACAAGCTTTTAAATTATTCAGTAGATAAAATAGGAGCGCAAATAAAAATAGGTTGCCATACTTTTAAACGTTCTTATTTGCTTGAATTTGGATCTAAACTGGCCTAGGTTAACTGATGAGCTTTTAATAAGCGAAATAAAGCCCCTTTTTAGGGGTTTTATCTTAACCAATAATTATTCTATGAATATTTATGCACTTAAAAACAAGATAAAAAGGCTACAGGCTGCAAATGATCCAAAAAACAGATATTGGCTAATGTTTTTACAAGACCTTTACAATAAGGAGCTGCAAAACATAGCTGATAAAGTAACTAAGGATTTAAGCCAGGAGCAAAAAGAAAAAAGCAGCTGGGCTCAATATTTAGCTAATTAATACAGCCAATTTAAGGAGCTTATTTTTTTTGTTGATATAGTTACTCGAATAAAAAAAGATAGGCCCAAAACAGGCCCTAAAATAGGCTTAAACGTAGTTTTTAAGCACTGCAATACTATGCAAATAATCTACTTAGTGTAAAATATACACATAGTAACTATTTTGTAGTCGCAAAAACCTGCCAAAAACCCCTCGGCAAAAACCTGCTAAAAATCCCACAGCCAAAAATCCAGCAAAAAACCCCAAAAATCTTTTATGATTACCTTAACAAAAAACCTGCTAAAAATCCTTAACAATAACAAAAACTCCTTAACTTCGTCAAACAAAACAAAAACCCATCTATGTCATTTGAATTAATCACCGTTAAGTATGGCTGCAAGTGTAGTCTTACTGGCAAAAACTTCTCACCAGGTGAGCAAGTCTATTTTAACTACCTATCAAAAACTTTCCTTGATCCTGTGTATTATGAGAATATGCAGAGCCAAATCAATTCAAGTGGAGTTCAGTCTTATTTCCAAAGGCACCAAAAACTTAATAAAGTAACCCAAAAACCCTAATAATATGTCTAAATTCGAGTTTATTACAGAAACAAATACTATCACAGGTGGTGTAAGATTCTATACCGAAAAGGATGGTGAGTATGTAGATAGTTCCATTAGTGCTGACAAAGATAGTGCCTACGAAAAGTTTATAAAAGCTGCTAGTGGAGTATCTTTAAAGCCTACTAAAGAGGTAACTGAAACTATTTACTCCATAATTGAATAAGTATGCACCCTACACCAGCCCATTTAAAACAAAAAGGCCTTAAGGATTATTTTATGATAACCATAGATGGCCAAAGGCTTAAAAAAGATTACATCTACCGTGGTATGTTTATCCATTGGGACAGCAAAAAACCCCTAGATAAGTTCTACTATTGGAGAGGTGATTATTTCACATCGATTGAAGGAGCAATGCGTTCCATTGACAGACATTACAAATTATATAAAAAACTAAAAGATGCTAATTAGAGACTATCGTGCCTTACTTAAGTATGGCGATATAAAGAAGATTTGTGAGATTACAGGGTACACACCTTATAAGATTCGCACTAGGTTGGCTAAGGCTGACGAAGAGATGATTGAGATTGTAGAAGCTTTCTATCGCAAGAAGATAGAAGAATTAAAAAACCAAATATATGATTTCACCGAATAAAATACACTACTACGCTATGCCAGGAATATTAAACTTTGAAGAACCTGATAGAGAACTACTAATTCAGTTCGTATGTAAGGAGATGAATGTAAGGTACAAAGATGCCTTGTCTAAAGATAGATCACGCATTCTAGTGCTTACTAGGAATATGTGCTATGCCATTCTTAAGACTTATGTAGGGGCCACAGTAGCCTCAATAGGCAGGTTATTTTTTCGTGACCATACAACTGTCCTACACGGATTGCGTATGCACCAACAAGACCTAAAGACTAATGACATCTACCAGGAGCAATTTGATGAGATTAGATTCTTACTTAAACTTAATTTACCAACCAAAAAACACATAAAGTATGCTAAGTCAATTCGCACTATGGGATGATTCTGAAAAGCGATTATTCATCGCTAAAATTATCCACCAAATTAATTATTCACAAGCTAATCTTGAACTAATGGAATCTATATTGTCTATATGGCAAAAGTATCCTACAAGAGAAGCTTATTATTATCAAGAAACACAACCAAAAAATCTAAACTATGGAACTACAAACAACTAGTCCTTCGTATGAGTTAATCAACAAGGATTCAATGCTTAAATTAAGCACAGAGTTATCTAAGCTTATAAAAGAGAAAGGCTTATCGTCTAACATTCAAGGTAAACAATTCGTTAATGTGGAAGGATGGCAGTTTGCTGGAGCTTCACTAGGATTGATGCCAATTATTACATCTACTCAAGACTTATCCAATGAAACTGCTATTAAATATATGGCGACTTGTGAGGTACGCAATATTACTACAGGTCAGCTCGTTGCTACAGGGATTGCCTTATGCTCGAATGCCGAAAAAACTAAGAGATACTTTGATGAATATGCTATTTTATCTATGGCACAGACAAGGGCGATTGGTAAGGCTTATAGGAACTTACTTGCTTGGCTAATGAAAGCAGCTGGATTTGAAGCGACTCCTGCTGAAGAGATGGACTTTGCTAAAGAGGACAACAAAAAACCTGTCGTACAAGAGGTAGAAGTAGAAGAGATGGCAGAGGTAGAAGTTGATAGAGTAGAATTAATTAAGCAGATTACTGATTGCACAAAAAATAAGGAGTTAGTAGATATATATTATGGATATAAGCAATACATAGATGGCGATAAAGCTTTGCTAATGTTGCTCAAGTCTAAAAAAGAATCATTTACATCTAAAACAAAAAAATAATGAGTACTGAAATATTTTTACCGAAGGTAGAACTGTCTACCTATGAACCGAGTAAGTTTAACAATGACTTAATCAAGACAACTATTGTAGAACACTTTAAAGAGACAGGAGATAGTGCCTTAGAAACATTAGTTCGTATGGATGCTATCGCACAATTATTTGATGGTGTTCGTAGTGAGCTTAGAGAAATCGTAGTAGATGAATTAGCTAAGTATCCTGGTGGCAAGGCTGATGTCTTAGGTAGCGAGGTTACTAAGATAGAATCAGGAGTAAAGTACATCTATGACCAAGATTATGCTTGGACTAAGCTTAACAACGAAGTAGAATCACTTAAGTATGCTCTTAAGGAAAGAGAGAAGATGCTAAGAACTATTAACACTCCTATGGTTGATCCTGAGACAGGCGAGATGGTACACCCAGCTCCTAGAGTATCTACAACCACATTTAAAATATCTTTAAAGAAATAATATGAAAGAAACAATAGGAATGTTAAAATTCTTTTTTATTGCAGTACCAGTTTTTATTGTTGTCTATTGCTCCGCAATGGCAGTAGTAGAACTTAAAGAATTAATAAAAAAATGATTTACCAATTAAAAAATACTATCGATGTTCACACTCCTCTTGGGTACGGAAAAGCAATCGCCTGGATCGACTACGGAAGCGATACAAACACAGTTTGGAAAGTCGTACTATACGACACAGGTATGGTTAGGAACTTTTACGATGACGACATTCTCGTATATCCCAACGCAATGGATGGTGGAACCATCGATGAAGAGTTCTTCGTCAAAAGAGAGTTTAAGTATAATAACAAACAATTTATAAAAGGGCTAAAAAACCATTTTAAACCATATGAGTCAGGAAATAAAGGGGATGGAGAATAATATACCAGTAAGAATGGTGTTTATAGACAACAAGGAAGAGATTCATTTCAAATCTATAGCAGCAGCTAGTAGGAAGTCTAAAGTGACAGCACAGAGCATCAGAGAGTCATTAAACCCTATTGCTAGGAAGAAGTTTATGGTTAAGCACCTAGATAAAGAGAGAGTAGTAGCTTTTAGAATAATTTCAAAAAACACACTATGATTAATCAAATACACAACGAACCTTGTTTAGAAACATTAAAAAAGATGCCAAATGATTTTCTGGATTGCGTTATAACTTCTCCACCTTATTGGCAACTTAGGGATTATGGTTATGATGGACAATGGGGGTTAGAGCCTACATTTGAACAATACCTTGAACATTTATGGGAAATGATGGACGAAATTTATAGAGTTCTTAAACCAACTGGAACTTGCTGGATTAACTTAGGAGATACATATGGTGGCAATAATTCAAGAGCAAGTAATAATGGCAGAGCTGGATTTGGTAATGAAAGAGAAGCTATTGTTAATAGAGGGATATCAAAATGCTTAATGTTAATACCACACCGATTTGCAATAGGTTGTATTGATAGAGGTTGGATTATGAGAAATGATATTATATGGGCAAAAAGAAATGGTATGCCAGAAAGTACAAATGATAGATTTTCTAAAAAACACGAGTATATTTTTTTAATGACTAAGTCAAAGAAATATTATTTTGATTTAGATGCTATTAGGGATAAGCATATATGGGGTAATGATAAGAGGAATGATGGTAAAAGACACGAATATAAAGAAGGTGCTAAAGCTCACGATGATAAAAAAATTGGAATTAAAGCAGTTTCTTTTAATCCTTTAGGTAAAAATCCTGGCGATGTTAGTGACTTTTGGGATATTAAAACTAAACCATCTTCTGTAAAGCATTATGCTTCATATAATGTCGAATTAATAACTAAACCTATTTTAGCTGGATGTCCAGAGGGTGGCTTAATTTACGATCCTTTTATGGGTAGTGGTACTACTGCTATTCATTCAATAATGAATAATAGAAATTTTATAGGTAGTGAAATGAGTGCAGAATATTTAGAAATAGCTAATAAACGAATTTCTGATGTGCAATCTCAACCAAAATTGTTTTAGTATATTTGTAATGTTATGTACGAGATAACAATTAAAACTTTCTGCCCTAGGTGGCGTTAGAACTCGTACTTCTAGCAAAACCGATGGGCTTTTTTTATTATGTATTACACCACAATAATTCATCCAATTCGCAAATCCCTACATCTATCTTGTAATGAGTATTGTGTATTAGATAGCATTTACAAATTACAAAACAACGAATCTCATTGGTGCTATAAATCTAGAGAGAATATGGCTAAAGACCTTGACCTATCTAAACAAACTATTATAACAATAATAAAAAATCTTGTTGCCAGGGGCTTAGTAATGCAAAATGATGTTACAAGACATTTAAGAGCTACTAATGAGATATTTCCTAAGCTGTTAAATGACCATAAAACACTAGAATACAACAAGAAAGATAATAGCTTTACCATCGGTATAGAAACTTTACCTGATGAGTCAAGAAACTTTACCGAAAGTGGTAAAGAAACTTTACCCTATAATAACATATATATTGATACTAATAATACTAATAAATTATATGAAGGAAAAGATGATTTTCTTAATAGGCTAGAAACTCAGAAGGATAAACTTGGCAATCAATACCAATCATTTTTAGACTATTGGACAGAAGCAGATGCTAAAGGCAAGATGAGATACCAAGACCAAAAATTCTTCGACATAGCTAGAAGAGTAGGAACCTGGATTAAGAATAGTAAAAACTTTGAACCTAATACAACAACTAAAATAAAGCTTAAATAATGGACGTTATAAACCTACCTAAAAACCTCGAGCTAGAAGAGAATATACTAGGCTCTATTCTACTAGATAAAAGAGCTTTGCCTTTAGTAGTGAACTATTTAAACGAAGAAATATTCTACGATTTAAGGCACCAACTTATATTTAGAACTATAAAACAGATGTATGATAAGAACATACAAATAGACTTAAGTACTGTGTTCCAAAGACTTATAGATAATAAACACTCAGAAGAAGTAGGAGCCTTATACCTATCAAAGATTACAAATAGTGTCGTATCTACTGCTCACCTAAACACCCATATAGAGGTAGTAATAGAATTATACAAGCGTAGAAAGTTAGCAACCCTGGGCCGACTAATGGAGGTATCGGCCTTTGATGGTGCTGAATCTACTGATGATACCTTAGCTACGTTTGGTAAACAACTTTTAGGACTGCAAGAGTTCGGTAATATATACGAAAAGACTATAGACCAAATCATTATGCAGCTAAATGAAGGTCGTGATGCTGCTGTTAGTGGTCAGTTACTAGGCATAAACACAGGCTTTATAGAGCTTAATAACACCCTTTGTGGATGGGTTGATCCTGACTTTGTAATCATAGCTGCTAGACCAGGAATGGGTAAGACTGCCTTTATGCTTTCTAGTATTTACCACATAGCAATCCAAGGAGGCATCCCTACGGCCATTTTTAGCCTTGAAATGAGCTCTAATCAGTTAGTTGAAAGGTTAGAGTCAATTAGCTCTGAACTGCCCTTAAAACGTCTTAGAATGAATTTACTGACCGATAATGAAAAAGTTCACTTAATGCGAACTGACGACAAAATACTTACTTCCCCCATCTACATAGAGGATATGGGCGGTATTAGTGTAACCCAGCTACGAGCCAAAGCAACTATTCTTAAACAGAAGTATGGCATAAAGATTATCTTTATCGATTACCTTCAACTTATGAGTGGTACTGGCAAGTCAAACCAAAACCGAGAGCAAGAGGTATCCTACATTAGTAGGAGCCTAAAAGCACTTGCCAAAGAGTTGGAAGTACCTATTATCGCCCTATCCCAATTATCACGCAGAGTAGAAGAACGAGGAGATAAGATGCCTCAGTTATCTGACCTTAGAGAATCAGGATCAATAGAACAAGATGCTGATGCTGTGATAATGCTAATGCGACCAGGCTACTACGAACAAACCGAGTCAGTAGAGATTGGTGGTAGAGAATACTCTCCAAGTGACTTAGTAGTTTGTAAGGTGGAGAAGAATAGACACGGAGCTACAAAAAACCTAGCATTAAGATTTTTACCTGAAACAATGACCTTTCAAGATTATGTCCAAGGGCTATAGAAATAGAAGAAAGTTTGAGATAGAAGCTGCTAAGGCTGTAGATGGTACCTACCAAGCCATAAGAATATTTGCTAAGAGTACAAAGGTTTTAGTTATACATCAAACTGAAGCTTTAAAGAAGGGTTATTTTTTGCTAGAGTATGAGAATGATGGTAAACCAAGTGGCATATCAGATGAAAGGGTAGAGTTTTTTGCTTTTAACTTAGATTTAAGAGATAGAATAGTTTTTATACGAGCAGAGTTTTTACGAGTAAAGGCTAGAAGATATTGGAGAATAGGTGAGATAAAAGTAAAGGATAAAATAAAATATGTCAAGATGCCAACTGATGAACTTATACGCTGGTATTGAAAAATAAAAATATGAAACGAGTAATAAATTTTAGTGGTGGAAAGACAAGTGCTTTAATGACAATTTTAAATTATCGTGAAGGTGACTTAGTAATATTTGCAGATACTGGTAGAGAGCATAGTAAGACTTATAAGTTTATTAATGACTTTGAGGCCCACGAAAATATTCCTGTTATAAGAGTACAATACGAAGGTGGATTTAGAGGTATGCTTGAGCATACTAAATGGAAGCATATACCTAATAGAGTTAAAAGGTCTTGCACTTTAGAACTAAAGATAAAAACAGCCAAGAGATATTTAAGAAAAAACTATGGCAAACAAAATTATGAATGGTTAGTAGGATTTAGGTCAGACGAAGAACGCAGAGTAAAAGGATATGAACAAAGACAAGCTTACATACACCCAAGATTTCCTTTATATGATGCTGGAATAGATAAGGCTAAAGTAAATGCCTATTGGAGTAAAAAACCTTATACCTTAGAGATACCTGCTATATTAGGTAATTGCACTTTATGTTTTCTTAAAGGTAAGAATGCGATAATAAATATTCTTAGAAGCTTTCCTGAACTAGCTGATGAATGGATAGAAGATGAAGAAATTAGTAAACAGAAAGGTGGGGGGCATACTTACTTTCAAGATACAACCTACAAGCACTTATTAATGATGGCACAAAATGATTTATTTAAGGGCCAAGATTTAACAGATTTGACTCCATCTTTTAATTGTTCGTGTACATCTTAATTAATATATTAATAATATATTGTAATTTTGGTAATGGCATACCAATCAGCAAGTGAATTAACAAAGATGATGTTAGACTATCTTAAGGATAATGGTAACGAAGTATGGAGGAACAATAACCTAGCAGTTAGAGGTAGGGCCTTTATAGGTAGAAAAGGAGTTCCTGACATCATTGGTTACAATAAGAAGTATGGTTACTTTGTTTGCTGTGAGATTAAAGCTATTGGCGATAGAATGTCTCAGGATCAAATGGTATTCCTAGAAGAGTTATCAATGGCAGGTGGAACTGCAATGCTATGCCAACAACTAAGAGATGAATCTATAATAGTTAAAATATATACTGATGGCGAAAGTGAAGACTGGCGATTCGAAAAAGGTTTGCTTCGGAAAACGTAAAAGAGGAAGAGCAAAGAAATCATATAATAAACATAGTGCTAAGCCCAAGGTTTACCGAGGGCAAGGCCGTTAAAACAAAACAAAATGGAAGATTTAGAATTAGAAAACAAGGAATTGAAAGCCCCTAAAACAGTGAAGAAAAACAAAGATGTTTTCTCACAGGAAACTTTTGACTTTTTACAACAAGTCTTAATTGACTTTGCAATAGATATGAAACATAGGCCTAAGCTAAAAGAAATCTTAGCAGCTACAAAGCCTGAATCAAAGAGCAATAGTATTTAATAAATAAAACAAAAAACAATGGCAGTAACTAAAGAGAAGATTTTCCTAGGAAGGTCTTTCACGATGAAGACAGCATTTGGGGAGTTTAAGAAAGTATCTTTCGGCCCTGATGATTTAAAGAAAATGAATGACTTTGCAGCAACTAATAATGGTTGGGCTAACATTCTTATTAAAAACAAAAAGGATGCTAAACCAGGTGAGGCAGGTTTCTATATCGAACTAGACACTTGGGTAGCTGACGGTAAGCCTAAAAAAGACTTGCCATTTTAACTTATTCTTATGAAAACAAATATCAAAGAAATTGTAATTAATTTATTAGTTTTGTTTGCAGGTGTTTATTTACCATTTGCTTTTATAGTAAATGAGTTTAATCCACTTGTATGGCATTGGGTTACTAGAAGCTTATATGTATTAACCTTGGTTGGTATGTTAACTTACGCAATGCAAGAGTATAAGAAAAAGTAGTTTGTGTGTTTTTTTGAAATAAAGGTAAGCCTCTCGTTTCTACGAGGGGCTTTTTTGTAATAAAACACCCCCAGTTTTTACCTGAGGGTGAAACCAAAAACCACCAACTATGAGAGAGCTTCTTAAGTATTCCTATTTGTTTTATCGTAGAACCTTGTTATAACGGTTCCGAATAAGGCCTCTTGATATCTCTTGATAAAAGAGTCTGAGCTCTCATTAATATAGAAGAAGTCTTGGGATTGCATATAGACATAGCATCTGTCTTTGTCTTCATCATCTTCTGTTACTGATTCAACTAAATGAATATTAATCCAAGCATTACTTTGTTCGGTACACTCTTCTAAATCATAGCTATCGTCTTCCGTAAGCTGTTCGATTTGCAGTAACATCTCTTGCACTCTCTTTAATGATGATTAATCTTAGTTTCATTGCTACATCTTTCAGTCTATCTTCTAATAATTTCTGCTCTAATTTTAGAGCCTTAATTACTTCATCAGGATGTTGTTCGCCCATACAAATTTACGTTTTAATTATTACAGAAATAAAAAGTGCATACCTTATTGATTATCAATATGATACACACTTATTTGTTAATTGTCTAAAGTGAGTTTGTTAATTGTCTACTTCCTAGGTAGCCTTATTATCTTGCTACCTAATGGCATAGGCACGAATATAGCAATTCTTCCGTTATCTAAAACAACCCCACATCCTAGTGTTGGTCGTTTGGGGAAAGGTCGTGAATATTCCATTGCGTAAGCGTTAATATCTATACCACAACCGACATTCATACCGAATATCATATCCTTATCTGAGCTACTATAAAGCACACCACCGAATGAGTGGATGTGACCAATGACTGTTGATTGACGAGCATCTCTTGCTCTGTTGATGGCACCAGCTTGTCCTGATGAGCCTGTGCCGTGCGTATATAGAACACCATCTATTTCCCATTCTAAGGCCCATTTCCAGCCCTTAGGGGCTTCCCAAGCATCTTCATAGGTTTTGATAAATCGTTCAGGTAATCCGTTCGCTATGGCCTTTCTTTTATGTAAAGCTGAGTGGTTACCTATACAGACTTTTACATTAGGGAAACGCTTATACCAAATGTTAAGCTGTTGCATAGCCATAATAGCCTCCTTAGAAGCTGACTCCCCATTAGGGTTAGTCTCGTGAAACGATATTGCGTGATTGTCTACTTCATCACCAATGTGAACAAACTCTGAGCATTGAAATTTATTTGCTACTTCATAGCAGAAGTCAAGATACTTGGGATGACAAAACGGAAAATGTGTATCGCCTATTACTAGGACATTTTTGCTTCTCGACATATTGGTTGGTTTTGGTTAGTCTTATCTATGTGGTCGGTAAACTGTTTTACCGCCTTCCTTTACAGCATTTAATACTTGCTTTCTATTTGCACCTTGTCTATACCCAACGTGAACCCAAGAGTAGTTAAATTCATTAATAAGTTGGTCAAATTCTAAATTGTTCTTGATATATTCAAAGATTTCCTTATTAGTAACTCCTGTTCCACTATCATCCATATCTATATCAGCCGCACGGCCTAGGCAATGATCTGAACTTACCGAACCTCCAATGAAATGGTTGAGCATCTTCCCCCTGTATCCACTAGAAATATTGATTGAGCCGAAACGTAATCTTATCGGCTCAAGCACCTTTTCGCAAAGTGTCTTTAGGTTTTCTAAATGTTCTGCTGTAGGTGTATTATCTAAGCCTTCTCTTT